ATTAGAAGGACAAATTCCTCCAACAGTAGCATCTGTAGTTAAAGATAGAATTATCAAATGGCACGGTGGAGATGCAGCAACTATGAAGGCAGATATACAATCATTAATTCCAGATAAAGGCGATCCTGAAATAGATGATCAAATTAAGGCTTTGGAAATTATGATAAAATTGATCACAAAATTAGACAAGGACATTGCAAGAAAATGAAAGTATTTGAAGTAACTGTAGAAGCTAAAGTTTCATTAGATGAAAGTTTTCTAGACAATCTCAAAGCATTTGCCAGTGAAGTAACAGATATGGTTGGCGGAGATGATAACACAACTACTAGTCAAGTTGACGTTAAGACAGACAACACTCCAACTGATACTACACAGTCGGACATAGCCGCAGCAGTAGATGCAGCAAAAAAGAAGATTGCTCCTACAAGTGCAGACAACACAACTACTAATCAACAACCAGAAGGAAATGCGTGGGTAAGAAAGAATAATGACGATTCAGAAACTGCTGATAGTTTTAAGCGTTGGCTTAGAGCAGACGGTCCAGGTCGAGAAAAGTTTGCTGGAAAAACTCCAGGCGATTATACAGCAGGTATGACAAGATTACTTGGTCAAGGTTATGCGTTACGAGCATTAGAAGTTTATAAATTATGGGGCTCAAAGTCAAATATAACACCACAAGCATTACAACAAATTAAATCAGCTGCGGCTGACCAAGCAAAAGAACTAGGGCTCTAATATGGATTTTCATCAACTAGTAAGAGAATTAGATGCATTAACTGCACAAGGTGTAAAGGAACTTGATCCTGAAGCTAGTGCCGCTATTGCTGCTATGGCTATTGGAAAGGCTGCTAAAGGTAAAAATCTTTCTCAAACTGAAAGAGATGCTATTGCAGATTATGCAGCTCTTTTTGAAGAACTGCTTAGAAATCCATCACTTAGGAGAAGACTCCTAGATATGCAAAAACTAGTTAAAAAGAAAAAGGAAAAATGAACTTAGTAAACTTATATCCAAAGTTTACAGACAATCCTTATCTTACTACACCAATCCAACGACATTTAGTCGAAACACTTCCTTTTAAAGATTTTGATAAAGACGGATACGAAGTTCCAACTCCTCTAGAACACTTGCACTACGAAGCAAACGGTGTTGAGCTTAATAGAGAAATACAATATCACATTGCACCAGTACAAGAATGGTATTGGGATACAGAATCGAGCGAACACGGTCTCGTATTAGATCATTGTATGCTATTAACTCGCTATGCGTTTGCAGGCGAAGCAAGAGAACAAATAATAGAAGTTTCAAAAAATAGACCTATCCTACAAAAACTGTTAAATATCAAACCCAAGTGGGGAATTGATTTTAGTCTTGACTATGTAACACACAACATTGTTATGGAAGTAATACATATTGAACAAGACTTTGATACACTAGAAGAAGCATACAGAGCAAAAGAACGTCTTGAAAATATTATTGATACAACAGACTGGTACGATGGTGCAATGCAATTATGGCAGCGCAAAGACGAATGGATTAACTTATCTTCAGACGATCATTCAAACTACAAAGCACAATTTTTTGGATGGGAACGTGCTTTTGACAATAAAAAAGTATTTTCTACTTGACTTTTATCTAACTTTATTATATAATAATACAAACTAACACAGGAGGACCCTATGGGTGATCGAGTATACGGCGCTGACGAAAAGGCGAAACTAGAAAATTTGGTACGTGAAGGCGTAACAGTATTGCAAGAAGTAGAAGATTTGCAAAACGGACTTAAAGAAACCGTAAAGCATATTGCAGAAGAAATGGATATTAAACCTAGTCTAATTAACAAAGCAATTAAAGTTGCTAAAAACCGTGACTGGGATCGTCATTATGATGAGTTTGATGATTTAGAAACTATTATTACTACACTAGGCTACGATAAGTGAACACCGTAATAGACTTTTGGAGGAGTGGTTACAGATCAGACAAGATAGCGTTTTATCTAGAACTGCTAAGTTTTGTATTTACTGTGGGTGCAAGTGCTACACTTGCATTTACAGCAGATGCACCAGATATGCGCATCGTATATCCGTTCTTTTTCATTGGTAGTATTACAGGATGCTTAGGCTATTACAGAAGAAAACTTGCTTGGCCAATGATGCTGACAGGTTGGTTTGTAATTGTCAACGTGTTTGGTTTTGGTGTGGCTATGGGATGGTGGTAAAGGATGTCTAAAACTGTATATTGGGCTCCAGTAATTGTAGGAGGCGATTGGCCGTTAGTAAGCGAACTTAAATTTTATGATTTAGAGCGCCTTATTAAACGTATCGATCCTATAGAATTTTTTGGCCCGGCATCAGCAAGATGTCCTGCAATGGTAGACGAATTAAAAAATACATTTGCACTAAAAAGTCCATTAGATTTGCACATTGATTTTGGTCCTGATTTTAACAGGCCGCAATGCTTCAATGAAACATACTCTCCAGAGCTATTAGAACAGTTTATTAATCAACCTAATCCGCATAGAATCTTTCAGTTGTCTTATGCACAGGTTTTAATGTACTGTGAAGATGAATTAACAATGACACAGTTACATCCTTATTATGAAGATAATGAGTTTACTGAAAATGTTATGGGAGTTTCTGGTACAATGGACATTTCATCCTGGCTAAGACCTGTACAACCGGGATTTAAATTTAAATCTAAAAAGCACGTACTTAATATTAAAGACGGAGATGCAGTAGCATACTATAGATTTAATACTGAAGAGCCAGTAGTAATGAAACGGTTTGATGCAAAAGGTTTGTATTCAGACAGAGCAAGTATTATGCAAAGTTGTTTAGCATTTAAAGACCATAAACCACAAAGGCACACATATTCACTTAAGGCATCTTATGAGGCGTTTAAGAGAGCACGTTATAACAAAAAAATGATGAAATATATTAAAGAAAATTTACTTGACTAATTACCTAAATAGTAGTATAATAAGAGTTAACGCTCAAGAAGAGCAAGTAGATGGTTAAGTTGGCCATAAGCAACGAAGGAGAAATGAATGCCATACGTTGATGCGATGTTTGATCGTGATCAAGATATTATCCGTGTAGTGGAGCGCCGTGATGGCAAAAGACACTACCACGAGTACCCTGCAAAATATACATTTTATTATAAAGACCCACGTGGCAAGTACAAAAGTATGTACGGAGATCCACTGAGTCGTGTAGTATGTAAGAACACAAAAGACTTTCGCAAAGAAGTTGCTATTAATAAAGGCAAAGATTTGTTTGAAAGCGACATTAATCCAATTTTCCAATGTTTAAGTGAAAACTATCTTAACCAAGACGCACCTAAACTAAACATTGCGTTTTGGGATATCGAGACGGACTTTGACCCGGAGCGTGGATTCGCACCAGTTGAAGATCCGTTTATGCCAATCACTGCTATCACTGTATGTTTACAGTGGTTAGATAGCGCACTCATTACCCTTGCTGTTCCACCTAAGGGTATGAAGCACGAAGATGCTGTAGAAATGTGCAAAGCACGTTGGGGTGATGAAGTAATACTATTTACTAACGACGAAGAAGGCAATGGCGAAAAGCAAATGCTTCTTGCCTTCCTTGATTTGTTAGAAGATGCTGATGTACAAAGCGGTTGGAACTCAGAAGGTTATGATGTTCCGTACACTGTAAACCGTATTCAGCGTGTATTAAGCAAAGACGACACTAGACGTTTTTGTTTGTGGGGGCAGTTGCCCAAGAAGAGAGAATATGAAAAATTTGGTAAAACAAGCGAGACTTACGATTTTGTCGGTCGTGTGCATCTTGACAGTCTTGAGTTGTACAGGAAGTATACCTACGAAGAACGGCACACTTACAGACTTGACGCAATCGGTGAACTTGAGGTCGGAGAAAATAAAACAGTCTATGAAGGAACTTTGGACCAGCTCTACAACAACGACTTTGAAACGTTTATAGAATATAACAGACAAGACGTTGCATTGCTCGATAAACTTGACAAGAAACTACGTTTTATTGACTTATCAAACAGCATTGCACACGAAAACACTGTATTGCTACAAACTACAATGGGTGCTGTTGCTGTTACAGAGCAAGGCATTATTAACGAAGCACACAACCGTGGGTTACAAGTGCCAAACCGTCCTAGACGTGATGACGAAAGTACACAAGCCGCAGGTGCATATGTTGCATTTCCTAAAAAAGGCTTGCACAAGTACATTGGCTCAATGGACTTGAACTCACTATATCCGTCAGTAATTCGTGCATTGAATATGGCTCCTGAAACTATTGTAGGACAAATACGTCCTGAAATTTCAGATGCTCGCGTACACGAAGATATGACACTAAAGAAAAAGTCATTTGCAGGTAGTTGGGAAGGACGTTTTAGTACAGAAGAATACGAAGCAGTTATGGAGAAGAAAAAAGATATTGCTCTTACTGTTGACTGGGAAGATGGTCGTACAGATGTACTAAGCGGTGCAGAAATATATCAACTTATCTTTGATTCACATATGCCGTGGATGCTAAGTGCAAACGGCACCATCTTTACTACAGAGTTTGAAGGTGTTATTCCGGGTATTCTAAAGCGTTGGTATGCAGAACGTAAAGATATGCAGAAGATGTTGAAGAAAGCAAAAGAAGCTGGCAACAAAACTGAGATTGAATACTGGGACAAACGTCAGCTGGTTAAGAAGATTAACTTAAACAGTTTGTATGGTGCAATTCTTAACCCAGGTTGTAGATTCTTCGATAAACGTATTGGTCAGTCAACTACACTAACTGGTCGACAAATCGTTAAGCATATGAGTGCCGAAGTAAACAAGACTATCACAGGCGAATATGACCACGTAGGTAAAGCAGTTATCTACGGTGATACTGACTCTGTGTACTTTAGTGCTTGGCCTGTGTTAAAAGATGATGTAGAAAGCGGAAAACTAGAGTGGGATATTGATAAGTGTATTACACTCTATGACCAAGTGTGTGAACAAGCAAACACTACATTCCCAGACTTTATGGCAAGAGCATTTCACTGTCCAAAAAGCCGTTCAGATGTTATTGCGGCAGGTAGAGAGATTGTTGCACAGTCAGGCTTATACATTACCAAGAAACGTTATGCGGCACTTGTTATTGACTTAGAAGGATTTAGAGCAGATACTGACGGCAAGCCTGGCAAGGTTAAGGCTATGGGCTTAGACTTACGTAGATCAGACACACCTGTGTTTATGCAAGAATTCCTAAGTGAAATTCTGCTTATGGTACTAACTGATGCAAGTGAAAAAGAAGTACTAGAACGTATTACAGAGTTTCGCAAAGACTTTAAAGAACGTCCTGGTTATGAAAAAGGCGCACCTAAACGTGCAAACAAGATTGGACATTATCAACGTTTGGAGCAAAAACAAGGCAAGGCAAATATGCCAGGCCACGTAAGAGCAAGCATCAACTGGAATACACTAAAACGTATGAACGGTGACAAGTACTCGCAAGAAATTGTTGACGGTATGAAAGTTATTGTTTGTAAACTCAAGCAAAATCCATTAGGATATACAAGTGTTGCGTATCCAACAGATGAATTGCGTATTCCAGATTGGTTTAAAGAACTTCCATTTGACGGAGATGCAATGGAAGAAACAATTATCGATAACAAGTTAGACAACTTGATCGGTGTGCTTGATTACGACTTAGAAGATACTAAGCAGAATACTACATTTAGTAGTTTATTTGACTTTGGTGATTAGATGCTAGACTATAAGATTTATAAATCAGATACAATTATTAATAACCACGAAAAGTTTATTGATATTTGCGAATATGCTAGTCAATTATTAAAGCACGAGTTTCAAGGAGCACCTAATACAACTTGGATTTATAACCAATACAACATCTTTTCTTATACTGCGTCAAGTATTTTATTTTACGACTTGTATAAAGACCTAAATAAAGCTATAAGAAGCTATATTGGAGATGATCGTAGAGTGTGGTTTCAGTCTTGGTTGAACTTTTTGTCATATGATGAGATAGAAAAGGTGCTACCTATGCACGGACACGATTGGGATATACACGGTTATATTTCAATTGATCCGAAAAACACTATTACCGAGTTTACTAACTTTGAAGTTAAGAATGAAGTAGGTAATATTTACATTGGTCCTTGTGGTGACGAGTATCGGCACAGGGTAAAAAATGTAGACAAATGGGACGGAAGTCGAATCACTATTGGATTTGATTGTACGTTTGATGCTGACAAGGTTCACGCATCGAATAATAAACTATTTCCGATACTCTAGAGAACTATTATGAAAATAAAAATAGAAGTTGAAATAGATACTGATAAGCAAAACGATTTACAAACAATCGAAGAGCTTATTGCTATGCTACGCCAACTTGCAGAAAATTACGAGGACTAATATGTTTTTAAAAGTAACAGAAGTTGAGCATTATACTGATCGACTTTTTAGATTTCGTACAGAACGACCACAATCGTTTAGGTTCACTGCTGGTGAATTTACAATGATTGGTATGGGTGACGATGACATTATGCGGGCGTATTCGCTTACTAACGGTCCGTATGATGAATACCTTGAGTTTTACTCAATTAAAGTTCCAGATGGTCCACTAACTAGTAGACTACAGAACATAAAAGTAGGAGATGAGATAGAAGTAGGCGAAAAACCAACAGGAACGCTTACTACAGCGAACTTAGAGCTTGGCGGGGACTTATGGTTACTTGCTACAGGAACCGGCGTAGCGCCGTTTATATCGCTTCTAAGAGACCCCACAACGTATGAGTTGTTTGACAAAATTACTGTTGTGTGGAGTGTAAGAGAACAAGTAGAACTGTTATCGTACAATTCTTTCTTGCAAGAGCAAGATATTGTTTATATACCAACAGTAACACAAGATCCCGAATGGCCAGGTGAAAGTAATAGAATTACAACTCAGTTAACTACTGGATTAATTGATACTAATCCTATAAAAAATAAAATAATGATTTGTGGAAGTTTATCATTCAACAACGATGTTAAAGATATACTAAATGGCTGGGGTTGGAGCGAAGGTAACAGACGAACTGCTGGTACTTTTGTACAAGAAAAAGCCTTTGTAAGTTAGGAGAATACTATGAGCAATGATGTTAAATGGAATATAGGTGGATCTGTTGTTAAGGAAGATGATAGATATGTTGTGAGTGATAACACAACTCTAAAAAATCTTGTACTAAGTTCAACAAAGTTGCGTCCAAATAAATCAACTACTGGTCATCGTCACGCCGGACAAGAAGAAGTATACATTTTTGTAGAAGGAAAAGGACAGATGGAACTAGATTTTCGTATCTTTGATGTTAAAGCAGGCGATGTTGTAACAATCGAAGATAATGTGTTTCATAAAGTCCATAATACCGGTGACTATGTGTTAGAATTTATTTGTGTATTTGACGGTAGGAGAAAAATATGAAGGTAGGGTTTACCTGTTCAACGTTTGATTTGCTACACGCAGGGCACGTACAAATGCTTCGCGAAGCAAAAGAACAGTGTGATTACTTAATATGCGGATTACAAGTTGATCCTAGTGTAGATAGAGCAGAAAAGAACGCACCAATACAAACTATTGTTGAACGTTATACTCAGCTTAAAGCAGTCGGTTATGTAGATGAAATTATTCCATACGGTACTGAAGAAGATTTAGAAGACATTCTTAGTATGTATCATATTGATGTACGCATACTTGGCGAAGAATACAGAGACAAAGACTTTACTGGTAAAGATATTTGCCGCAAACGTGACATTGACTTATATTTTAATAAACGTGATCACAGATTTAGCTCAAGCGACCTAAGAAAGAGGGTATCAGATGCAAAAAACAAATAAATTTATATTTGATGTAGACGGAACACTTACTCCTAGTAGAGGTGTTATTGATCCAAAGTTTAAAGATTTCTTTAATCAGTTTTGTCGTTCTAATTCAGTCTATCTTGTTACTGGAAGTGATAAACCTAAAACTGTAGAACAGTTAGGAGAAGATACTTATAACTTAGCACACACAGTTTACAACTGTAACGGCAATGATGTATGGCAAAGTGCAAAACACATTCGCACAAACGAATGGACACTTCCTGAAGATGCACATAACTTCTTGTCTGATATTTTAACACAAAGTATATTTCCGTTGCGTACAGGATTACATTTTGAACATCGTCCAGGGATGGTAAACTTTAGCATCGTAGGACGAAATGCAGACAAATTAGAACGTGCAAAATATGTTACTTGGGATACAGAACAAAATGAAAGAAATGAAATTGCACAAGAGTTTAATTACCAATTCCCAAACTTAGAAGCAAAAGTAGGCGGTGAAACAGGAATCGATATTAGCCCTAAAGGGTTTGATAAAAGTCAAATTGTAAAAGACTTTGATCCCGAAGATGTGTTATGGTTCTTTGGCGATGCAATGCACGAAGGCGGCAATGATTTGCCACTAGCAAAAGTAGTACATTATCACAGACACGTTACTGGATGGCAGCAAACTATGGAATATTTGAGCTGGTTTCAAGAAAGAAAGATAGCAGAATGAAAATATTATTAACAGGACATAAAGGATTTATCGGTTCTAGGTTATTAAAAGACTTAGAAAAATCTCATACAGTGACAGGATACGACTTAGCTGACGGACAAAATCTATTATATAACGAACTTCCAAATGAAGAGTTTGATCTAGTTATTCATCTAGCAGGCAAAAGTGGTGTAAGAGAAAGTATTCAAAATCCTACAGCATATTGGATGAATAACGTAGAAGCAAGCCGTAGACTGTTTGAACGTTATCCCGAAACACGTATACTATACGCAAGCAGTTCGAGCGCATACGAGCCCGATTTGAACCCTTATGCGGCGTCTAAGTTCATACTAGAAGAACTAGCCGCACGTTATCCTAATACATTAGGTATGCGATTCCATACAGTATATGCAGACACTTGTCCGCGAGAAAATATGTTCTTTAATAAACTTTTTAACGGAACATTAGAATATGTTACTAGGCACTACAGAGATTTTGTACACATTTTAGATGTAGTCGATGCTATTAACATTTTAATTAAAAACACACACGTAAATGGTGTTATTGATATTGGGACAGGAGTACCAGTTAAAATCCAAGAACTTGCTCCTGAGCTACCTGTGCGTCTAAATACTCCTGGAGAGCGAGAGTTTACTTGCGCTAGTACAGAAAAAATTAAGGCACTAGGATGGAAACCTAAATATACGGTAGAAAAGTTCTTGACAAACAACCCTAAAGGCAATATAATAAACTTATTCAATGGAGAAACAATATGAAAGACATCTTGCAAGACGTAGTTGCACACACCCACGCACTAGGCTTTCTCAGTTTAGTTAAAGTTAGCAACGACGAAGGCACACAAATTGACTCAATGGCGGAAGATCGTTCTGTTATTATGTCAGCATCAACAGCAAATCCAGTAGCAGAGTTTGTAGGCACATTTGGTATGCCTAATCTAGACAAACTATCGCTACACTTAAAGAATCCTGAGTACAAAGACAATGCAAAGATTGACGTTGTACAAGCAGAACGCAACGGTGAGGTTGTTCCAACACACATTCACTTTGAAAATGCTGCTGGCGACTTCCAGAATGATTACCGCTTTATGAACAAAGCAATCATTGAAGAAAAACTAAAAACTGTTAAGTTCAAAGGTGCTAGTTGGAATGTAGAGTTTGCTCCAAGTATGGCAGCTATTGCTCGTATGAAGTTGATGGCAGCGGCACATTCAGAAGAGCCTACATTTAATGTTAAAACTGTAGATGGTAACCTAGTGTTTAGTTTTGGTGATGCTAGTACACACGCAGGCGAGTTTGTATTTGAAGCAGGCGTTGAAGGTACACTAGCACACACTTGGAGTTGGCCTGTAGCACAAGTACAAGCAATTCTAAACTTAGACGGTGACGCTACTATGAGCATCTCAGATCAGGGTGCAATGAAGATTAGTGTTAACTCAGGTATGGCAACATACGATTACATCTTACCAGCACAGAGCAAGTAATAGATGAATAAAGACTTAACTGCGTCACAAAACGATTACGCAAGATTTCTTCCAGCATTAAGTGGCTTTTATGCCACTTATGTGGGGAAACAGCGTTTTGACGAATATGTAGATAAGTCACGTATTCCTAGCAACTTTGCTAACGGTGTAGAGAGTTTAAACTATCTTAATAAACAAGAAGGTGCTTTCCAGTACCAGTGGACATTGTATTCAGCAGGACACGCTGAACTAGACGTTAACAAACACTCACCTAAAGAAGATATGGTGCGTAATAGAGATAGACAGAACTCTTGGATACTAGGCGACTCAGGTGGTTTCCAAATTGGTAAAGGCGTATGGGAAGGTGACTGGAAGAATCCTAACTGTCCTAAAGCACAAAAGAAAAGAGATGGTGTTCTCCGTTGGATGGATGCTTATATGGACTATGGTATGGTGCTTGATATTCCAGCCTGGGTAGCACGTTCACCTCGCGGACAAGAAGCAACAGGCATCACAACTTATCAAGAGGCTGTCGATGGTACTAGAATTAACAACGACTATTGGATTGCTAATCGTACTGGTGCTTGCAAATTCCTAAACGTATTGCAAGGCGAGAATCACGCAGAAGCAGATGATTGGTATAATCAGATGAAAGACTACTGCGATCCAAAACAATATCCAGACAATCACTTTAATGGTTGGGCAATGGGTGGACAAAATATGTGTGATGTTCACTTGGTGCTTAAACGTATTGTTACACTACACTTTGATGGATTACTTGAAAAAGGTATTCACGATGTAATGCACTTCCTAGGTACATCAAAACTAGAATGGGCATTACTACTAACAGATATTCAAAGAGCAGTACGGAAGAATTATAATGAAAACTTCACTATCACTTTTGACTGTGCTAGTCCTTTCCTTGCAACCGCAAACGGACAGATTTACATACAGAATGAAACAGAGGACCGTTCGAAATGGACATATCGAATGGTGCCGAGTGTTGACGATAAGAAATATGCTACAGACAACCGCCTCTTTAGAGATGCTACTCTATCAGATGGGGTATTTAAAAACTTTGAAGACAGCCCAATT